GATCGTGGCGGCATGCGGGATATTCAGGGGCGCGGTCACGACACACCGTCCTGACTGGACACGGCCGCCACGACAGCCAGCGCGGCCTCGTCGTCCACCACCGGGATCAGGCCGGTCGCGGTGTCGTCGCCGTCGACCTTGGCGTGCCGGCCGCTGGTCTCGGACGCCGTCTCCGGCCTGCTCCCGTTGGCGGGCAGCACGCTGGCAAGGTCGAACCGTGCCGGGTTGCCGCCGAGCACCACGGCCTGCTCGTGAAGCACGAGCGCTGGCCGCAGCAGGGGGGCCTTCCCGGGCCAGGACGGTTCGTCGTCTTCCGGCACCTCGCGGGTGGCGTCCATGACGGCGGTCCGGTCGCTGGCCGGTGAGCCACTGTCGAATGCGGCGTATCCGTGGTTGGGGATGTCACCGGAGTATTCGGTGCCCCGGCGCATGGTGTCGATGGCCAGGTCGATCACGATCCAGCCGAGACGACCCAGCAGAAACAGGCCGACAGCGAGCAGGCCGAGCACGGCGACGTCACCCAGGTGCAGCGGCACGGTGGTGGACAGTTCGGTCACGAGGACTCACCGCCGTCCAGCGCGTCCCAGCACTTCTGATGCCACAGTTCGGGACCGCTCGGCGTCCACAGCGCACCCTGCTCCACCAGCGCCTCACGGATCTGCTTCGGCGTGCGCGGTTCGCCGGTTTCGCGGTCGACGTTGAACGGACTGACCGTCATGTAGTCGGACCGGGTGATCGTGCGCTTCCGGTCGCAGCCGGGACAGACAACGGTCCGCTTCTCCTGGTGCGTGATCTTCGGGAAGGTGACAGTTGACATCAGGACACCGCACTTCTGGCCAGTAGCGTCTCGTTGGTCAGCGCGGGGCAGACCCACTCGACCTTGTCCACCATCTCGGTGCCGACGACGACCTGGTCGCAGACCTTCTTGCGGTTAGCCCACAAAGTCACACGCAGCGAGCCGAAGTCCAGGAACACCTTGATGTCATCGGGAAGGGCTGTCTCGGTCTCGGGCGCCTTGGTCACCGTGGCGCCCAGTTTCTTCGCGGCCCGCACCCACCGCTCCAGCAGCGCGCGCTGGTCGATGTTGAGGTTGTATTGCAGGAACGCATGCGGTCCCGAGCCGTGCAGGTCCTTGGCCAGCCCCGGCTCCTTGTCGATCAGGGCGGCGAGGGCACGCAGGCCGGCCGCGAACGAAGCTGCGGTGGGGGCGGTAGAATGGGGCTTGTCGTTCACTTCGACGTCCAATCTGGTCGGTTGGCTCGGTAGGTGCGGTCCGGCGGGTAAGCGCCGGACCGCGCTGTCGTCTCAGGCCGCTTCGTCGCGGCTGTCTTCCTCGATCACGTCGAACAGGCGGGCGACCATGCCCGCGTCGTGCGAGGACCACGGCTCGAACAGCAGGCACGTGTCGGCCACGGCCTCGGCGTACATCCGGGTGTTGTCCATCACCGGTGTCCCTTCCTGCGCAGCAGCATCAGCAGGGCGATCAGTACGGGCAGCAGGGCGAACTCGGCGCAGCCTCGTGGCCCGTAGTCGCGGCGGTTGTCGCTCATCCGCCGACCGTTCCGTTCCCGCCGCAGGTGCCGCAGGCGTTGCCGTCCTTGTCCCAGGCGTCGCCGTTGCAGGTGTCGCAGGTCTTCTCGTTCACGACTTCACCGTTCCGTCCGGGTTCGTGGGCTGACCGTGCAAGTGGCGGTCGACGCTGGCCTGGGTGGCCTCACTGCGGACCTCCTCGTGCGGCGCGGTGTACGTCTTCTTGGCCTTCGGGACGCTGGTCGCGCCGCCGACGGGTACCTTCGGGTCAGCCATCGGGAGGTCTCGTCTGCTGCTCTCGGGCGCGGCGTTCGGCGTCCGCGTTGTCCACCTCGACCAGCCGCCGACGGCACTGCTCGACGAGTTCGGCCAGCGTGGGTTCGGGCTCCTGGCGGGTCACGAGGCGCGCTCCAGACGGCTGGCGGCAGACGGAAGCGGGGCGGGCGGCAGGAGCTGGCGCAGCCGCTCCATCACGTCACCGGTGGGAACGGGTGCGGTCATAGCGACGCGGGTCAGGAACTCGTCCACGGTCTCGTCGGGCAGTTTCTGAAGCCTGATCACAACGCCACCGCCGATGGCTCCTGCGTGCGGTCATGGAGGTCATCGACCGAGCACCCCAATACTTCGGCTAGCGCGCGTTGCTTCGAGGGCAGCGGCGCGTGGCGTCCAGCCTCCCAGTGGCTGATCTGCGTCTGATCGACCTTCTCCCCTCGCTCGATGCATCTCTCGGCAAGCTCTCGCTGGAGCAGGCCGGCCGCGAGGCGTGCCCGCGTGAGCCGCTCGCCGCTGAACGTCTGGGGGGATGGCATGAGATGACATTACATCATATGAGATGTTAATGCCAGAGATCTGCGAACCTGCGGTGTCCCCAGGCGTCTTCATGTGATGTAATGAGATCTCATGTCACCGAGCGGGGGATCATGAGCACGGAGAGTGAGCAGGAGCGGAGGAAGCTCCTCGACAAGGCCATGAACCGGCGGCGGGTCGACCTAGGACTACGCTGGAACGAGGTCGCCGACCGGGCGGGCATGACCTACGGCAACCTGCATAAGATCCGCAGCGGCGCGACCACGCTCACAGACCTCGCAGTGCGCGGCATCGAGCGCGCCTTGCAATGGCCACCAGGAAGCGTCGAGGGCATCCTGGCTGGCGGTGATCCGACACCGCTCCAAATGGACAAACCGCCGCTTACTCAGGAGCAGCAGGCGCTCAGGCTTATCTATCTGGCATGGGAGCGCGACCACGGTCCGGAAAAGGCGCTACGAATGCTGCACGACGAGGTCGACCGGCTCAACACCGAACGGGCCCGCGAGCGCCCAGCCGGGTGACCACACTGCCGCTAAGTGACCAATTGTCTACCCCAAACGGGTGAAAGACTGTCGGTTCGGTAGCGAACGAGTGATCCCAAAAGAAATCCGCAGTGGAGGCACCCCCCCCCCGTCAATATCCACAAAGGACGGTTCTCCATGGAACTGCGTTTCACCCCCGGCGCCACCACCGTGATCGCCTTCACCACTGCAATCGTTCTCACAACCGTGCTCGGGCTGTGGATCACGGTGGGGGTGGCCGTCGGCAACATCCACGCCAACATGATCAGCAACTTGGTGGAAATGGCCACGGTAGTGAGCTGGCCGACCTGGGCGGTTCTGCGTCAGCGCGACACGACCCACCGCGGCCGGCAGGAAGCCACGGTCGACGACACCGTCCGCCAGCTCAGATCACACTGACCCGCGGACGGCCAGCAGCCCCTGGACCCCGGGCTCCTGGCCGCCAGAACCTCGTTACGCGGTCCGCAGGAACACCACACGCTCACCCACCGGCACCGGCAACCGCCGCCGACCACGCCCCGACGGCCGCACCCGCACCTCACCCATCCACTCCGGCGTCAACAAGATCCGCGCCACCATCCGCTTCGTAGACATCGGCGCAGCCTCCCAACGCGCGGCCACATCGGCCCCCGGCTCGATCAATCCTCGCAGCACGCTCGGCGTCGTCAGCTCACGCTCCCGCCGCTCCAGCACCACGATCTGCTGGCGCGTCTCCCGCTCCACCTGCCCCGCCAACTGCACGGTCATTTGCTTCGACGTCACCGCCTTGACCAGGTCGACCACCAGGGTCCTGGCCTCTGCCAGTTCGGTGCGCACCCCGGCCAGCTCGGCGTTCTCCGTCTCGTCCTCCGACAACTGCCCACGCAACTCAGGCCGGGCCAGGAACAACACGATCTCCCGCTCGACCACGCCATCCAGTTCGGACTCGACCGCGCCCGCACACCCGCGCTCCTTGCACCGGTACTGGGCCACGCCGCGCACATACTGCACGTGCAGCACCGACCCGCACGGATCGCACACCGCGATCATCGACAGCAGATGAATCCCGCGGCCAGGCCGGGACACCCGCCGCTCCGGCGCGGTCAGCAACCGGCGCACAGCCAGGAACGTCGGTGCCGGCACCAGCGCGGGCCACGCCGCCAGCGAGATCACCGCGTCCTCCGAGGGACGGTTACCGCCGCGCCGGCCGGGGGAGTGGAGCCGCAACCCTCGGTACGCCTCGTTCAAGGCCATGTTCCGCAGGTGCGGCGCCAGGAACGGCTTCCCGGACCGGTTGACGATGCCGCGTTCCCGCCAGTCCTTCGCGATGGCGTACAGCGAGTGGCCCGCGACGAGCCGGTCGAACAACTCCCGCACCAGCGGCGCCTCGTCCGGGTCGATCTCCTGCGCGGACAGCACACCGGACACCGGGTCGTAGCGGCGCCGATACCCGAACGGGGGCCGCCCGTGTGGGCGGCCTTTCGCCGCCGCCGACGCGGTGTCGCGCCGCACCCGCAACGACGTCTTCGCCGACTCGTACTCGGAGTCGACCGCGTCCTCCAGCAGCGACCGCCGGTCGCGGGGATTCGCTGGGTCGTAGACACGGCCGTGCGTCGTCACCAGCACACGTACCCGGCGCTGCTCCAACAGCTCGATCAGCTCAACCCACTCGCCGACCTTCCGGGAGCCGCGGGAGGATTCCCACAGCACGAGATGGTCGGCGCCGAACCGGTCTTCGCGTAGGTCCGCGACCAGTGTGTCGAAGTCCTCGCGGGCCACGCGTGCGTACCGGGAGGCGGACCGATTGGTGTCCAGGTAGGGGACGCCGAGCTGGATGCCGTGGCCTTCGGCTGTTCGGGCGTTGTCCTCGTGCTGCTCGTCGGTGGACCTGCTGCGGCCGGACCGGTCGACGCTGACACGCAGGTACTCGCGGCCGGTACGAAGGTCATCATTGCGTGGTGTGCTCACGGTGCGTACTGTAGCCCCTGAGAAGGGGTATGGCTCCTTAAACTTCGCTAGGGGCCACTCCTTCGATGACCACGAAGGAGTCCCCGTGTCCACCATCCACCGTTCGTCGGTCGTGCGCGGCATCGCCACGCTCGCCGGCTGGGCCACCAGCATCCTCCGCGTCGGCGTCCTCTACGCCTTCCCGGTCGCCGTCGGTCTCGGCCAGGTCGTCGCGATCCTCACCCTGCCCGAGCACCGCGCCGGGATCTACGTCCTACTGGGCGGGCTGCTGCTGGCCGGCGTCACCGTCACCTGGGCCGGCCTGACCAGGCGGCCACGGCCGCCGCGACACCGACGCCGGTTGTCCAGCGTGCAGGCCATCAACCGGCGGGCCGCGAAGATCCTCGTACCGGCCGCGCTCGGGCTGGCCACCCTGATGGGCATCGCCGCGACCCGGCCGGCCGGGCTGTGGTTCCTGGCGTTCGGTGTCGTCGCCTACGGGTTGCCCGCATGGATCGGGTTCGAGGTGGCGCGTGTTGTCGTGCGCACCTGGCAGCGGGTCCTAGCCGATCGGGCCGCGCGGTGACCGCGCCCGCATGGGCCAACGGCACCCTTGTCTCATTCGACACCGAGACCACCGGCATAGACCCGGAGACCGCCCGCATCGTCACCGCATCCGTGATCGTCATCCGACCGGGCGAGAAGCCACACATCGGTTCGTGGCTCATCGACCCGGGTGTCGAGATCCCGGCCGCCGCAACCGAGGTGCACGGCGTCACCACGGAGCACGCCCAAGCCGAAGGGCAGCGGCCGGACACCGCGCTGGTCGACATCTGCACGACGCTGGCCATGCATGTCGAGCAGGGCGCGCCGCTCATTGTGTACAACGCGCCGTACGACCTGACCTTGCTTGATCGGGAGTGCCGGCGCTATGGCTTGGCGACGTTGACGGACCCGAGCATGACGACCGGGCCGCTGCGCGTTGTCGACCCGCTCGTGATCGACCGGGCGCTGGACCGATACCGGCGCGGCAAGCGCACCCTGACCGCCACGTCGTCGCATTACGGTGTCCCGATCTCCGACGCGGACGCGCACGGCTCGACAGCGGATGCCCTGTGCGCCGCGCGGGTCGCGTGGAAGATCGCGCACCGGTACCCGGTGGCGTGCGACGACCTGGACACGTTGCAGATCCGGCAGGCCGCATGGCACCGGGAATGGGCCACGCATTTCGTCGAGTACCTGCGTGGCCAGGGCAAACCGGCTGATGACGTGACGATGGACTGGCCGATGCGAGCAGTGCTGACCAGCACCCTGTAACCACCCGAGCACTGGAGGCGATAGCCGTGCAGCACCCCGCCGCACCCACGGAGCACCCGATGCCCGATATCCGCAGCTACCCCGGCCTCAGCCAGTTCGAACGGAAACTCACGAACATCGTGGAATCCTCGGACACCGAGGAGGAGGAACAGAGCAAGCTGCTCATGGTGCTGGTTCGGGAGATCCACACGATGAAACTGATCCTGTGGTGGGTGCTGATTGTCGTGCCGGCCGTGGTGGTCGTGGTCGCGATCCTGGTCGGCGCGGCCAACCACTGACCGGCTACTCGTCGCGTTGCCGCAGGTCGCGTAGCGCGGTGCGGAGCCGTTCGACGTCCCACCGCATGTGCCCGCCCGCCGTGTAGCCGTCCGGCTCGACGAGACCGTTCTCGACCCAGCGTTGCAGGGTGCGCACGTCCACACCGATGGCCTTCGCGGCTTCACCGGTCGGTACGCGACGTGCGGTCATGCCGTAGATCATGCGTCACAACTGTCCGTATTTGACCGTGCCTGCCGCTGTGACCTGCGAATACCTGTGCTCGACCGTGGTTGTCGTGGTTCACCCAATCGTTGGTGTCGCGTTCGCACGCGTTCGCCTATGGTGTAGGCCATGTGCACCAACCGGACCGCCCCGCCATCCGGGGCGCCTGGACGCACGGCGGTGGCCGCGGGTGCCTCCAGCCCCGGGGGATCCACCGCCGTGCCCGACGGCGCGACGGAACAGGCCAGCGAGGAGACCGTCCCTGCCTCTGGTGCCCGTTCCGCCGCACCGAAGGGGACGGTGGGCAGGGCGGCCCCGCCTGCCGTCCCCGCCCGCCGCTTCTCGTGGACGGTCAACCGGGAGCCCGTGACGTCCCCGCCCGATCGTCCTGCCGGGCCCGCACCCCGCGCGCCCGCTCTCTGCCGTGAGGGTGAGTGGCTGATCCCGTGCGTGGACGCGGTCGGCCGGTCGGCGCGGGTGCGGGCCTACCCGGTCGGGCGGCATGACGCCGGGCTCACGCTGCCGGCCGGGCAGTCCGCCACCATGAACCCCCGCGAGCTGCGGGAGCTGATCGAGGCCCTGTGGAGTCTCGCCGCCCCGAGGAAGACGCGATGACCGCCGTCCGGCAACGCGCCAAGCCCGCACGACCCGACACGAGTCGCCCCGACCCGGTCGGCACGCCCACCGTCCGGTTGGAAGTGTGGCTCACCGAAGCCGAAGCCATCGCCCTCCGCGACGGGGCGATCACGTGCACGTCACCCGACCCGCGACGGCACCAGGCCGGGCGGCGTGCGCTTCTGGCCATCCGGGACGTACTGGAGCGGCACATGCCCAGGCGGCCGATCGTATGACCAGGTCCATAGCCAGAGGCGCCGCGATCGCGCTGGCCGCTCTCGCTCTGTTGGCCGCCGTCACCGGGCTGGTCGCCAGCAGTGACCATCCCGGACCGCCGTCGGCGCCGTGGACCGACGCGCACCTGGCCGGCGCGCTCACGCGCCTCGTCGCCACCGTCGGTGACACCGTCACGCCGGCCGACGTGCCTCGCATCCTCGTGCAGGACTGCCCCTGGGTCACCGATCCGATCGGGCTTGTGCAGCAGCACATGGCCGACACGGAGGCCGAGGCCGACGCGGTCGAGTCGGTGCTTGCCCAGTCCGGGCGCTGTGGATCCACCCGATAGGGAATCGACCGGTTGCGAACTGCTAGCGCACCGGCCGACCACGGTCTCCCGGGAGAGCGGGCCGCCCCTGGTAGGGCGCTCGGGAGACCGTGGTGGGTGCAGAAGGGAATGACCGACGACGTGGCCGACTGTGCTGAAAATGGACACACCACCGTCGAAGTCACCACCACAACGTATGTCGGGGATGAACGCAGGGGGGACCAGCGGCCGTCTCGGGGGACTGGCGGTCAGACCGCCCTACGGGATGCGTTCGGCGGGCGTCTTCATCGCCCGTAGGTTCGCGTTGCGGCGCAGCAACCCGGCCGCGTGCCCGGTGTGCGTCAGGGCCATGATCGCCGCCACGGCTGTCCCGATGCTGGCCACCAACTGCGCGGCCGTGTTGCCCTGGGACTGGGTGAGTAGCCCGATGGTCGTGGCGAGCCCGACGAGTGTGCCGGCGTAGCCGACCCACGCACCGGACTTGATCGCGGACCACACGGACTGCCAGATCGTCAGCATGATGTCCTCCTACTTGCCGAGCTGCGCGTCGAGCGCGGCGATGAACTCCGCCGGGGTCGCACCGGCCGGCAGGAGCGGGGCCAGGATCGGTGCCAGAATCGGTGCGAGCGCGGCGGCGAAGGTCTTCACGTCCACTGCGCCGGCCGTCACACCCTTGACCGCGGCCAGTAGGTCGGCCTCCTCCTGGGTCAGTGCGCCCTGGATCGCGGTGAGCTGGGTCTGGATCGAGGCGACGGCGTTTGCCAGTGCGCCGCCGTTGCGCTTACCTCCGATGCCGTACAGGGCGGTCGCCAGGGCCTCCTGCACGGTGCCGGTCCCAGCGACGGATGCGGGGTCCGGGAGCTGGGTGGTGAGATCGAAGCTCATGTCTCCTCCAGGTAGCGGCCTGCGCCGCCAATCGCGGTCTACGATCACCAGTCCGACCGTCTCGGTGCCGGTGTTGTCCTGCCAGAAGTGCGTCAGGCTGTCCACGAGGGACAGCGATCCTGCCTGCCACTCGATGTCCACCAGCCCACGAGCACGCAGGGCGTGGATGAACTCCTGGAAGCCGTAGCCCATCGCCTCGCGACTGGCCGCGCGAATGACCTGGCTGGCGGCAGCCTGGAATGCGACCGCCGTGGGGATCTGGCCAGCCGTGAGGTGTTCGTCAGCAGTCACACCCAGCGGGATCCCAACCGCGCCCTGCGCGGCCATGTCAGCCAACCCGGCCTGCGCGTAGCTCGCGCCTGTGGCCGCGCCGAGTTCGGCATCGTGCTGGTCGTGCTCCACTACCCCGATCGCGCCGAGCCCCGCCGCCCTCACGGCCCGGTAGTAGGCCGGCGTGCAGTTCTTCGCGTACTGGGGCGTCCCGAAGTACAAGAACAAGCCCTCGAAGCCTTGGCGCACCAGTTTCTGCGGGTCAGGCTTCCCGGCCGCATCGCCCCACTTGCCACCCGTCATGCCGGCACCCACTGTCCGTTGCGGATGAAACCGTGATCGCCGCACGCGGTGCATAACAGCGACGGCGACAGGGTCAGCGGATCGTCCTGCTCGACGTGCCACGTGCGGTGCGGCTCGGTACCGGGGACCGTGTCGAAGGTGGCGGCCGACATGCACGGCGAACCGTCCGGCTTGGTGTGCGTGACCTCGACGGCGGCCCGGTCGATGTCGGGCAGTCCGGCGTACTGCGGATTCAGCGCGCGGTCCGGCGCCCAGCCGTAGAACCGGATGCTGTGCCCATAGCCGATATCGATCGGCGGAACCTCGTGATCGGTCATCGCGGTAGGTCCTTCCGTCTCAGCGACCAACGCCGACGCACCCGTGCGCGAGCGGGCGGTTGCAGCACCCACGGGCACTCCAGCGGCGAGTTCAGCCACCCGGACATCGCCAGCAGCCGCCGTGTCAGGTCGGTCTCGCCGGACTCCCCGCGCAGGCCCACGGCCAGCTCGGTGAGCATCGTGGCCAGGGTGGCGGCCGACACCGGTGGCTCGTGCGGCGGCTGCCACCGCCACGTGCCCCGCAGCACCCGCAGGGTGAGGTCGATGTCCGCTGAGGACCGACGGTGCAGCGCGGTGGGCATCACACACGCTCCGGCCAGTGCCACGTACCGCCAGCCTTGGTGTCCTCGTCGTGCTCGCAGCCGCCGTCGGCCAGCGAATGGAAGAACAGCCCCGTCGGGTTCTTCACCATCAGGCCGACCCGGGTCTCGCCCTCGCCGAAGTTCGGGTCGGCCACCTCAGTGACGTCCGCCGCGCGGCACACGGAGGTGAACGCCTGCGTGCCGTCCGGCCGCACCGGCGAGCCGTGGCTGACGTAGTGGACAACGCGCCCAACGCTGGGCCTCTGCTCGGCCATCACAGCACCGGCTGCACAACATCGCCGCCGTCATGCAGCAACGCATCGAAATCCGACCAATCCAGCCAGGCATGCCCGCCCTGACCCCAACCCGTACCCCACGAATTCCTGATCAACACCCGCTGCGCGGTCACATCGTTCGCAGTCAACGCGATCTGATGGCCACCCGCGACGCCCGAGGACTGATCCACCACCAACACGCCAGACGAGTTCGGGGTGAACATCGACTGATACCACGGCACACCGATCGAGACCGGGCCAGTGTTGAGCAGGCGCAGCGCGGTGTGCAGGGCACGGGTGTGCCGCCACGACCGGATCCGGCCCTGCTTCTCCAACGCCATCATCGACCACGGACCGGTCGACCCGGTGTCGTCCGGCGGGTACTCGCCGGGGATCTGCCGGTCGTCCAACTTGGTCTCCAGTTCGTACAGGGCGAGCGCGTCCCGCTCGGTGTACCCGACACCCAGATGCCCGAACGGATCGGACACCAGCAGACCGAGCGCGGCGTTCGCGGTGCACGAACCGATCTGGCCCTGGTCGAAGCACGGCTCGAACTCCTGGTGCACCACCGACAGGATCCGGGCCTGCGCGCCCGCCTCGAACACGGCCTCCAGTTCGGGCAGTAGCGCGTCGTGGACCTGGTGGCGTCCCAGACGGAACGGGTTGCCAGCGAGTTCCTTGAAATAGCGGAATGCGGTCACGGTCTGTTTCCTTTCGGTACTCATTTTGTCACTTCCACGGATGCGGCAACAGGGCGGCCAGAAACGCCGCCACAGCCGCGATCCACACCCCCACCCGTTCCCACGTCCGCTGACTCGCCCGCTCCAATGTGCTGATCCGCTCATCGTGCCGGGCGAGTGTCTTGTCGTGGTCGCCGAGCCGGTCACCGAGGCGCTGACCGACCTGATCGATCTGGTCGCCGACGTCGCTCACGGACTTCTCCAGCCGCCCGATGCCGCGCATGATCTCCCCGGTCGACGGCAGCCCTAGCTCTGGCTGAGGCGCGCTCATCAGGCGTTCCCGCGCGGCTTGAGCCTTGCCAGGGCGGGGTCTGGGCCCTGATCTGTCACTGCGGTGTCCTTTCGTTCCGTGCGGTGGGTCTGTCATGGACAGTCACCACACCTCCAGTATGGTCCAGCATCCGTCAGACGATCGCGTCTCGAACGAACGTCATGCTCACCCCGCCGAGTACTCCCGATGGTCCGCTTCCCGGGGAAAATATCTTGAACGCCACCGTGGCTGTCCCGTCTGAGAGGATCTTGTAGCTGGCGCAGCCAGCGAGGAAACCCGTCGTGGCGTTCCCCGACCCCGTTCCGCCCGCTAGCCAACCGGTAGGTACTGACGCGGTGGTGTTGGAGCTGATCACGAGGTTGAGGAAGGTGTTGGTTCCGATACCCGAGGACAGTTCAATGTTGTAGTCAACATCCCAGATGCCGGATGACAGCGTGAACAGGTTCGACGTCAGCGACAGGCCGGTACCTGAGCCCTGCGACAGCGTCGGCGCCATCACAGTCGTTCCCCCGGCGGCAACGGATGTTGTTGACGTGTATCGACTGTACGTACCCCGCGAGTCGACCGCGACCAAATCGGACGCCCGGAGTTTGCTGCCTGCGGTGAACGTCATGTCGTCACAATCCCAGCACTGTTTCGTCCCACACGGTGACAGCGTCGCCGTCGTTGACCTGCTTCAGCACGGTGGCGCCGTCCACGGTGAACGTTTGCGGCGACGTCGACCCGGTGATGTTGGTGACGGTGATGCGCAGGCCGCCGATCGTGACGTATAGGGGGAAATCATCGGCCGCCACAGTCCACAACGGACCGGATGGGGTGACCACCGACAGGGATGTTGCCCCGGCCGCCGCTGCCCCGGACACGTGCGACCCATCCGTGTCCAGGCGGCACAGGAAGGTGCTGCCGTCGCCCGTGTCCGCTGCCAGCACCGTGATCCTCCAAGGATCGTAGGGAGACCCATTCGCCACAACCTCCCAAGTGAATTTGCCGAGCGTCTCGGTGTAGCCCTGGAGAACCAGGTTGATGTCCTCGGGTGGCGCCGAGGACAGCGCGGACTGGATGTTGGTGATAGTGACCGGCACCGTCAGTTGGGTCTGTAGCCACGCGGCCAGCAGTGCCGGGCGGCGGTGGATGCTGAACTGCAACGTCGGGTACCGGTAGGTGTCCGCCGTCCCTTGCAAATGCACTTTCCAGGACGCGTACTGGATCAGGTCCGTGTCGAGCTGGTTGTTGAACGTGTCACCGGAGGAGTAGGTGCCGACGGTGTTCGTGCCGAGCGCGTCGGAGGTGTCGGTGTAGGTGGCGGACGAACCACCGGAGCGGGTGGCGGTGTATTTGTTCAGGGTCAGCAGGTCGTCGTCCATCGGGGCGAACGGCGGTGTGAGATCCTGCGCGGTGGCGTTGAGGGTGAGCAGCGGAAGCGCGTTTTCCCGTCCGCCGCGCGGCTGGTAGGTCAAGCCTTGGTCGAACCCGTCGTACAGGAACCCTTGGTCCACCTGCTCGCAGGCGTGCAACAGGTTGGTGTAGGTGTCCACGGTTTGGGCACCCATCAGCGCGCTAGATGTGCCTGGGGTTTTGATGTTGACGAGTTCGCCTTGCTCGGTAGCGAGCCTAGCGATGCGGTCTGTGGGGCTTTCGCCCGAGAACCCGTGCCTAGCGGGGTCCAATATGGTCAGGTTGACGGGGGCGTTCCACACTGCCGCGTGCCCGAGTGACATGCCAGTGATGTCGAGTGCGACCCCGATACCCCATTGCAGCGACGTCACCGCGCCAGCGACTCCGGCCACCGTCCCGGACGGGGCTTCCCCGACGCCCGGCCCTGTCCCCGGGAAAATCTCGAAGAACCACGTCAACACGCCGGCGGACTCCGACACGAAGAACTTGCAGTACGCCCAGTTCTTGAACAGCAGCGAGGTGCCGAACGTCGCGACGACCGTCTTCACACCGGCCGGGGTGTACGTGTTGAGGACCCAGGCTTGGCCGACGGCGTCGGAGGTGCCGTCGGCGACGATCTCCCAAATCTGGTAGGTGCCCGTCGTGTTGATGTGAATCAACACCTGGTCGTTGGTGGGTTGCGCCCACTGCTGATACCAGTGCACCTCCCAATACAGGGTCGCGGCATACGCGGGCACCACGGCCAGGATGGATCCGGTACTCGTCGCCGTCGGCAACGCCGTTGACCCGGGCAGCCCCGTGTTCGATGCCAGAGTCAACCCGAAAAACGCGGCCGGCTGCACACCCGGTATCGGCGACGCCAGCGAGGTCGCGGTCGAGTTGTCTTCCATCGGCCAGTACGCCAACGGGCTGGTGCCGACACTCGCCCGCTCCAAAGGGGAGCTGAGCGGGTCCTGGCCCTGGTTGAGCCTGCGCAGCTCCCCGTTCGCGATCAGTTCGACGGTGGCGTAATTCCCGGTGGTGTCCCACGACGGCTTAAACGAGGTGGCATACCCGACAAACCGGGTGTTAGAGACCCCGAGGTAGATCACCCGGATCCGAACGGGAGTGTTCTTGCGGACGTTCGGCCAGTTCGGCGACAGAGCCGATTTGCTGTACCGGCCGAGCCGGTTGTCCAAAGTCAGGTTGGCTGTAGCCGGTTGGGTTCTGGTCGCCTCGTCGGCCCGGCCAGGTGTGATCGTGACATGCTTGCTATCGTCTTCGATCTGCACATCGGTGGTGACATCAACCCAGCCCCAGGTGGATTGGTCCGCAGACAGGTTCGCGCCCCACGCTATCTCGACCACCACACGTAGCGTGTCCCCGAACTGCTGCTGCAGGATGGGGACGCCGCCGACGTCGCCGGATCCGGGCAGGCCGGTAGTGACCGGTGAGCCGCGCTCCCGCCACCGATCGATCCGTACCGCCGTCGACGCCATCGCCTATTCTTCCCAAACGATCCAGCACAGCATGTTCACCGCGCTGCCGAATGTGGCCCGGACGCGCACGAACTTGCTGACGGCGACAACTGGGCGTTCGTCCTGCAAGAACTGGTATTCGTCTGTGGCGGGTGTCATCCCGAGGTAGGTGGCGCCGTTGATTTCGTCCTGGTCGAATGTGCGTGTCACCGTCGGGGCGGTTTCGGACGACGACGTGTACCCGGTTTGCCCGGTGGTGGCGATCAGCAGTTGCGATGCGGGCACACCCGGTAGCAGCGGTTGGAGACCGGCCGCGACGTGCTGTGTGATGGTGGCGCCGGTGTCGGCTTCGATCAGGTCGATCTTCCCGGTGAGGGTGGTCGTTGGTAGGGCGTCGATTTCCCAGCCCCACGAGATGATCGTGATCTGCCGGGTGGATGGCGTCGCGAGCTGCAGCATGGTTTTGATGGACGTGCCGGTGGTGACGGGCACCATAGATGTTGTGGTGACCATGGCGCTGTTGAACGTCTTGTACCTGTGGGTGCTCACTGCTGTCTCCTATCCGACCGTGACTCGTTGCCCGTTGGCGACAAGCTGGATCCGGCCCGCCCTGAACTCGTTCATCACGAACGTCGAAAACGCGGTCTGTGTACCCGTGAATTTCATTTCGACAGACATACTCGCGCCGCCGCCGCCGCGTTCGAACGCGGTTCGGGCCGCGTTGTCTGCTGAGCTGTTCGGGATCACCATCGACCCGGTCGGTAGCCGGACCGCTTCGCCGCCGTGCTCATTCATCGTCAAATCACCGGTAGCGCCACCGGTGTCGTAATGGGACAGACCGGTCGGGCCGCCGCTCACCTTCGGGATCTGAATCCCGTGCTGCGCCGCACCACTGGCGATATTGACCGCCACCGTCGCTGAGCTGTTGTTGATCCGGTTGAGGAGCGTGCTCAGAGCCGAATAAGCCTCATTCGTGTTGATACCGACCGTGGCGGTGATGTTCGCGCCGTTGAGCCCGAACAAGGTGTCCGACAACGTCTTCACCTGCGCCTGCGACAACCCCAGCGCCTTGGCCATCGGGCCGGTCAACTGCTGGATCAACGCATCGGTCTTGGCCCGCACCTCCTGGCTGCTGTCACCCTGGCTGACCAACGCCTGCGCGTACGCCGCGACCTGGCCACGGAGCTGCTCGAACGCGGTCTGCGCGGCCTCACCCTTGGTCGTCGTGAGGTCAAGCCCACCGCCGGTGTCCAGCAGCTTCCCGGTGGTGCCCTTCAACGCGGCGCCGAGCCCGTTCACTGTGGACCATGCCTGCGCGAGGGCGTCGTTGGCGGGTTCGGCGCCGTGGTCGGCCATCAGCCGCAACGCGTCCGTCAGCGCTGTTGTGCGGGCCGATGTGGTTGAGGTGGCGTCGCCGAGCACGTGCATGTCTTTGGTCAGTTCAGCGGAACTCAGCGTCGCGTGGTCGAGGCCGAGGTCGGCCTGCGCGGTTTGGATCGCGAGTTCCTCGGCCTGCGCAGCCGAACCCTGATACGCCCCGGCCAGATCTTCCAGTTTGCCAGAAAGTGCGCTAGCGGCGTCGCCCAGATTCATCTGAAAATCGGTGAGATCCTTGCCACTGTCGTAAGCGGCCTGCTGAGATATTACGACACCGTCTAGCTTCGAATGCATAGCCGTTAGCTGGCTGCCACCATTCTCAATGGCCGAAGCGAATTGATTTTGGGAGACACCGGCGGCTGCCAGCACTTGCTCCAAGGTGGCTACTTGGTGCGAAGTATCTTGTGCCGTCCGCAACCAGCTCTGTCCGGCGGCGTTCTGTTCCACCATCCCGTCGATCTGGGCCTGCGTCGCGTTCGTCACACCGGCCAGCGACTTGTTCAGATTGTCCGACGACTTGGCTTCGTCCGTCGCGGCCTGCGCCGCCTTCTCGTTCTGGCTAGCCAGAATACCGGTCACCAGGGACAGGCCGGCTACGGCGGCACCGACGTAGGGGATGCCGGCGGCCAGACCGGAGATGCTGCCCAGCAGGCCACCCTTGCTGGCCATGCTGGTGCCGAGCTTGTCGGCCATCGGCGCGAGCTTGCTGAACGCCAGATACGCGCCGCCAGCCACGCTGACGATGCCGCCGAGTTCCGGTTCGATCGGGCCCAGCAGCGAATGCAGCCCGGACAGGGTGCCGGTCACCAAGCCGACCGCGCCACCCAACGCCGGCAGCGCGCCCTCCGCGAGCCCCGATGTGATGGAGATCAGGCTCCCGATGCCTGTCTCCACCGTGTGCACGATGTTGCCCAGGCTGGACATGTCCGAGCCGATCCGGCCGCTGCTGGACGCGACCGAGTTGCCGATATCGCTGACACCTGAGCCGATGCTGCCCATCATCGACGCGATACCCTGCATGATCACTTCGGAATGCGATAGGGCGTTGGAGAACCCGGGGAGCGCGTTGTCGGTGAGGGACAGCAAACCGTTGGTGAAGATCGGTATGTCGGCGGCAGCCGAGGAGAACATGCCCTGAATGACGGGGCCTTGCCGTTGCAGGTCGGCGTCGATCTGGTTGAGTGCGTCCCGGATCGGGGTGACCATGACGGAGCTGTACGCGGTCGCGGAGACCTTGGCGTCGTTGACGAGGTTGCCCCACGCGGCTTGGATCTGCGGCGCCCCGGCCTGAAGCTTCGCCCCCAGGGCGATGAGTCCGAGCGCGCCGATACCGGCCATCGCCGCGCCGATCACCGGGCCACCCGCGATGAGGCCCCCGGCGATGGCCGTGGCCATCATGCCGCCGCCAGGCTCCGCCGATTTCTTGGCTTCCTTGCTGGTGTTGGTGCCCATGTCCTTGCCGGCTTTGGTGCCGCCGTCGGACAGTTTCTTGTCCAGGTCGCCCGCGACGTCGTCGCCGAGTTTCTGAAAATCCTCGCGGGTCTTGCCCCGCCCGGCCGCCGTGTCGTCAGTGGTGGTGATGTGGATCTTGACTTCGTTTTCCATCGTCACCCCTCCTCACTCGACGGTGCCGCCGGTCGGCCCGCGTTCTGCACCTGCACATACCACAGCAAGTGTTCGTAGTCCCCCAACAACGTGCCGAGCGTGTAGCCAGGGAACCGTTCCAGCAGACCCAGCACGTTGTTGGCTTCGATCAGCTCGCTTGGCTCTCCGACGGGGCTTCCATCGGAATGTTCTCCACCTGGGGCGACCCGCCATAGGTGGAGGGCTCGGGCAAAGGGTCGGGTAGCTTGACCCGCCTGTTCGCCCAGGCCGCCACCACCGGCAGCAGCAACATGTCATCACTGTCCAGAAGGGACTGTTCGCTGACATCCAGTGCCGTGCCGTGCTCGTCTTCGAGGTTCCATTCGATGACGTCGGCCGCGAACTCCTTGTACAGCGCCCGGTAGCGCTCCACCTTCTCGTCGCGCGTGATCTTCGGGTCGTCCTCCCACGACAGGTCCCGGCCCTGCAAGTATTCGCCCACGCTGCGGCCACGGACCAGCACAACCATCCCGGCGTGCGTCTGCTCGGGGAGCACCAGTTCCCACGCCCGTTTCGCCCTGAATCCCATGATCAGGACCACGCGAACGCGGTGCCGTCGGCCAAAACCAGCGGCACCGACCAGGTGAACGCGCCGGCCGCGTCACGCGTCAACTGGTAGTCGGTCACCCACGCGTTCCCGCTCAACGTCTGCGCCGCGATGACGATCGACACCGCCCGGATCACCGCCGTGCTCGAACAGTCCTTGAACACCGGGTGCGACAGGGACGCATTGAACGTGCCCTTCGCGGTGCAGGACCAGTCCGCGAGCAGTTCCAGCCGTTCGATCGCGGACTTGTCCAGGCCGGTCACGTCCTGCAACGCGCGCGGCATGGCCCAGTTGGCACTGTTGACGTCGTTTTTGATGTCGGTTGGGGTGGGGACGCTGCTCGCTACGGAGAACGTCGTCCAGCCGAGACCAGAGATCTTGGCCACTGTCGGTCACCCTTTCTTGATCTCGTCGGAGAGTGTCTCCGTGTGCTCACGGAAGTCGTCCACCCAGTCGGCCGCGCGGGGCACGACGGTGCGGGACGTGTATTGGCGTTCGTCGCCATCGCGGATCAGATAGAGCGCCGGGCGTTCGTCGGTCAACGCGAAGTGTTTGGTGGCCCGGAAGCACGGTTGGGCGGCGGCGAAGTGGAGGTACGCCATCGTGCCTTGGCGGCGTTCCTCGAACTGCCGGCCGGATCCGGTGGCGAGCGTGTGGAGCTGGCGGCCTTGGTCGGTGGCAAGGTCGAGTGTGGTGATCCAGCCTTCCCGCCAGTGTTCGCAGTCGGCTTCCTCACAGTTGATCTGCCGCTGCGGCACGGGTCTGGTTTTGTCGGCCACCAGCGAGTACGTCTTGCGCGCCGTGGGCGGCAGCAGCGGCTCAGGAACACCCATCAGACCCTCACCGCCGCCTGGTTGCGCACCAACACCACGGCGAACGTCACCGATGTGAAGCCGCCCGACGTGACCGTGGTGGCCTTAACGAACTCCCGCACCGCGCCCGTCCCACCCACCGCGATCCGCCCCACCGCCGGCGCCGCCGTGACCTGAGCGAACGCACCCGACGTGATATCCGCATAGGACCCGCCCGACGTGGTGGCGTCCTGCAACTTCACCGTGACATCGGTGCCGGAGAACGCGAACACCTGCAAATAGGCGGTGAACCCGAACGCGGAGGCCGCGCCGCCGTCGAACGGGGAACCGGCGGTAGCGGTGGTGTCGACTCGTTTCCCGGCGGTGAGCAGCTCGCCCCAGTCCGCGCCGAACGCGTTCGCCTGCATGCTCGTCTTGAAGTTGAGCAGACCGGCGGCGTCGCGGGTGCCGTCGTAGTTGACCTGCTTGGCGATCATGCAGTAGGCGGGCGACCCGATCGTCACACCACCTGCCCACATCACACCCACATCGGTGCGGGGCAGCGCCGACAGCACTTTGTGCTGCTGCCCAGCGGAAGTGTTGAAGATCGACGTGAACGCCAAGCTCCCGTCCCGCAGGCCCAGTAGCCGCTCGTGCGCTGACTTGTCGATCCCGGTCGAGTCCAGCGTAGCTATCGGCACGCCGGCCGAGTCCATTGCGGACACATCCCCGGAGATATCGAACCCGCCGAGATAGAACCGTTGGTTCAGCCCGGTTGTTTTGCCCATGTCAGCTCCCTACCTGCGGCCACAAGTCGTTGATCACCACAGGAACGGTGATATCCATGATCCTGTAGGTGGTTTGCGCGATCGTGGCGTAACCGGCCTGCGCCATCAAACTCCGCCCATACATGCCGAGCAGATCCACGTTCCGCACCGTCGCCCCGAAGTCGAAATCGCGCGAGTAGGCGCCGATCAGCGTGACCGCGGCGGTCATGATCCGGGGGTCCACATCGTCCTCCGGTTTCGTCAACGCGTTGCCGTAGATGCGGCCCTGCACTTCCACCACACCGGAAGTCGAGTTCAGCCCGGACGCTTCGCCGACCGGCCGGATGATGTCCGCCCACACCCCGTACCGCAGACCCGAACCGGGTTGCGCTTTCGGCTCGTGGAAGTTCACCGACCGGAACACGCCGAGCGCCCGAGCGTGACTGACGATCTTGTCGATCAAGGTGTTCACCGCGGCCTCGTCGAAACTCATCCCATCCTCCGCACATACGGCGCCAAAGCATCCTCAGCGATCCGAGTGGCCTGGGTGCCCAGTTCTTGACCGGCCTGCCGGAACCCCCGGTAGCCCCGGAACCTGGTGGTGGCGTTCCGCGACCCGACACCCTCGAGCCACGGCCCGTAGGTGGCGTTCGAGGTGGTGACCACATCGGTACGGGCCGGCACATCGATCGACATGGAGTAGACCCGGCGGCCGCCCGGCGAGGAGAACGTGCGCGAGCTGTCGATGATGGTGACGCTGGCGATGAACCGACCGGTGTTGACGCGGATCGCCCCATCGAACGCCATCCGCACCAGCACGCCACCCCGCTCACTCACGGCGTGGCGGACCGACAGTTCTGCTTCCTTCATCAGCCGATCCGCGGTGCCGTCGAACCACGGCCCGGACAGGGTGACGGTGCTAGCCATCCGCGTCCCCCGACCGTGGCGGAACGAGGTGGGCGTGCAGCTCGTGGATCTGCTCGTGCATCCGGCGGTGCCGGCGCGCGGCGCGCTTGTGCTGGACGAACGCGTACACGGTCGGCGGGCCAGCCCACAGGACGGCGGCCTCGATGTTGGGCCACCACGTGTCAAACGCGGTGAAAACGTGCAGCCCGAACAACATCAGATCACCGCCAAACGGAGCCGGTAGAACCCGCGCTTCACCCGGGCACGCAGGTCAGGCAGCGACCCGCCGGGCACCGGGCGCGAGTTCTCCCCGATCGTGCGGGCGTACGCAGACACCTTCTGGTAGGTGGTGTTCAACGCCTCGGCGGCGGCCAGCTCGCGGACATCCCCCGGCACGGCGGCGGCGGTGACCGCGGCGGCGTTCAAGTGGGTGGCGGCGGTTGACCCGAAATCCCCGCGGGTCACCGTCAACGCGCGCAGCGCGAACACGGCGGCGGTGGTGTGGCCGGCGAGGACGGTGCCGTCGTAGCCGCGCCGCACCGTGGCGACGTTCCCGCTGATCGAGGTGATCAGCATCCGCTCGCCGTCCAGCGCGATGACCTCTTGCGCGTGGAGTTTCGTGCCGTCCGCGACGGTGAGTTGGTTGTCGGCGTCCGAGGCGGTGGAGCAGCCACCGCCGGTTTGGACCTGCCCCGTGTCGGCCATGCCGGTGTCGGCCACCAACATCGTCTCGGTATCCACGGTGATCACGTCACCGGCGTCGACCACCGAGCAGTCCGACACCGTGATGGCTGTGGCGCCAGTGGTGGAGATCGCGGCGGCCAGCACGCCGGCCGGGCGGGTGCGGTTCCAGTAGCCGTACAAGCCGGTGATCGACACGTCCTGCTGCGGCGTGGACCCGACTCCGAACGCGTAGCTGGTGGACCGGTCGATCTCCACGAACAGAAACGGGGGCGCCTCGGACTCCCACGGCCCCCACTTCAGGGCCGACGCGGGGATCAGTTTGCCGCCAGTCGTGACCACCGGCACCGTCGAGGTGACATCGGCCAACTCGTGCTGCTGCAACCAGATCCGCCACGGGTAGGCACGCTGAAAGTTCGGCCAGTCCCACAAATGGGTGGCCAACGTGTTGTAGAAGCGGCGGTGACACAGCGAATCCACCTCGTCCGCCGCGCTCTCCAGCGCGCTGTCGACCTGCTGGTCATAGTCAGCGGTGGTCGCAATGTCCGTCGCGGACTTGACCATCCGCCGGGTGGCGTAGGTCGGTCGGTGGATCGCCATGCCTGCTCTCGCTTTCCGGAACCAGCCGTAGTCCAACCGGCCAGCATTGGCTGCATATTCAGTTGTGACCGGAGTTCACATTCCGCTGTGGACCTCGGGGTTCCAATCGCGCGGGTACTGCCACCCGTCGAACAAACAGAACAGGACCCCAGGCTGTTCGGGCGGCCCGGCTCGGAGTGGTTCACCGTCGTTAGGGCACGCCACCGGTGGTTGGGCCTTGTAGTAGTCCTCGTACTGGGCCTGCAAAGCCAGCGTCGAGTACAGGTCCCAACCCATCACCATCGCTACGCGCCAGTCCCGACCGGCGCGGCGGCGGCCTCGTCGGCTTCCTGGAGTCGCCGCACCAGATCGGCCTTGTTACCGAGCGTCGGCAACGGGTTCGGTTTGTAGCTGGTGCACAGTCCGACGAGTTCGTTCTTGGTGAGCGCCTCGTACTTGTCGATGACACCGTCACCGTCCACATCGACCGGTGCCTCGTCGGCTGCGGTCTCCTCGGTCGAGTCACCGACGACGGCGTCGTCGGCCAGCTCGGTGATCGGGTTGGTCACCAACAGCGAACTGGTCGGGTCACCTGCCTCGGTCACACCGGTCACCTCGCCGGACGAGTTCACCGAGGTGGTCACCTCGGTGAGAGGGTCGGTGTACGTTGTTCCGTCCGCATTGGTCTTACCCATGCGTGCGCATCCCTTCTATGCTGCGGTGACGACGGCGCCGGCGTCGTACGGCACCCACGTCACCGACCAGGTGATCGCGCCCGTACTGGTCGCCCCCGTGGTGACCTGGATCGAACCGGCCGGCACCAGCGCGATCCCGCCGTTCTCGAACGGCACACCTTGCGCGCCGGAAGTCGTGTTCCACAGCAAGGTGCCGTCCGCTCCCGACACGATCAGCGCGCTGGCCTTGGCCTGCGGCACCGCCAGCGACGTCCCCACCGGTTTCGCGTTCAGGTCCGCGGTGGCGCACAGTGTGGCGACGGCGGACGAGCCGCCGGTGGGTTTGTTGCCCACCGACAGCGTCGTCGCCTGCGCCTGGATGATCGTGGACACCACACCCGTCAGGCTGGTGACGATCACCCGGCCGCCGGTGACCAAGAAGATGTCGCCGCTCGCGGTGGCCGGCAGAGTCTTCGCCGCGCCAGTGACCAGCGCGCCGTAGGTCTCGGCGAACTTCTGCGCGGCCTGGGCCGCCGGGCTGGCCGGCATCAGCTCACCGACGCCCCATCATCCAACGGCACATACGTGAGGTACCAGTCGATCGCGCCGGTCATCGTCGCCACCGACGTCGTGACCGTGATGACCCCGGCGTTGACGACGAATGCGGACTGCGCCAGGAACGGTGACTTACCCGCCACGCCACTGGCACCGCCGTTGGCCAGAGTCGTCGGCGCACCCGCGATGGTCGCAGCTACCGCGAACGCCGCTCCGACCTCGCCGCCGCCGACGACGGTGGCCGCAGCGATACCCGCCACCTGCGCGCCAGCAGCACCCACAGTCGGAGTCGCACCCAGCGAAACCGCGCCCGTGGTACCAGACAGGACCGTAGAAACACGACCCACCATCGAGGTCACCATGACCATGCCGCCGGCCACCGTGAACAAGGTGGCCGAAGACCCCGAGTTCGGCGGGATCTGTGCCAGTTTCTTGACCAGGTTCCCGAAGTGCAGCGCCCGCTGTGCGGTGCCCTGAATGAACGCGGCCATCAGACGATCCTCTCCGTGGCGTACGCCTGAGAGAGCGACCAGGTGTTGCTGTCGACCTGCACGCCGACAACCGTTCCGGTGTCGTCAACAACGCACGCGCTGGCGGGTGCGTTGTTCGTGGTGTTGGCCGTCCATCCCAGAACGTCGTACTCCTTGTTCTGGGTATAGCTACCTGTCGATCCCGTGGACGCTAGGTACTTGACCTTGGCGTGCATGTCAGGCCCCCAACTTGACCATGTTCGCGGGTGTCCGCTGCACCGTCAGGTCATGCAGGATCGCCGTGCACAAGCCGCTGCCGGTCGCGGTGCACTTGACGTAGTCGTACAGATCCGGGAGCTGGGAGCCGAACACGGTGAACACCGAGTTCGTCGACGTGGTCAGCCCAGCGGTGGTGCCGTTGGTGAACGTGGCCGCCGCGGTGATGGTGGCCTTGGCCCACGCCACACTGCCGTCGGTCGCGGTGCTCCAGTACACGGTGGTGATCGGCGCCCACGCGGGGGTGAAGAAGCTACCCGCCCGGTAGGTCCCGCCGAAACTCGTCGCGATGCTCAGCGTCGCGACACCGGTCGCGCCGGTCAGCACGAACGTGACCGCCGACGCGTTCTTCAACGATAGGCCGGCGCCCGACGCGATAGGAACGACGTCGAACACCCGGCCAAGGCCCTGCATTCCAGCCATGACAGTCTCTTTCCGCTATCGGCTCGATCTGGGGCCAGGGGCGCCGCTGCCTGGCTTGCCTACTCGGACGGTGGATCCCCGACCCCGGTTGAGCCGGGGGCACCGTCCTACCTGTACGTGTTACCGGCTGGCGAGCTGCACGAACGCGGACAGGGTGTTCGCGGACCCGTTGTGCGGGGTCAGCGCGGACTGCAACCACGGCCGGCCGTCGACCCGCTCGATGATCCGATAGGCGACCTGGTCGTTCTGGAAGAACGCGTGCTCGGACGCGGCGACGGCGACGGCCTGCCGGTCACCGATCAGGTAATACGACAGGTCCACGAAGTTGATGTCCCCGGTCGTGCCCAACGCCGGTGCCTTCTCCGTGAAGATCACCGGCCGGCCCAGGATGGTGACGGGTGGCCCGTCGGAGCCGGGCTGGTTGGGGCCACCGATCCACACCGGACCACCACCGGTACCGACGGACAGCGCCATCGTGGCCAACTGGGGGAACGTGTCGATCGCCGCGACCCACACCGCGTTCTTCAGGGAGGTGGGCAGCATGCGGGCGTACATCTTGACGATGTTCTCCCACACGATCGTGCCCGCCGTCTGACCGGCCTCAGCCGCCTGCTGCACGCTGGCCGGCGAGTTGATGAACCCCTCCGGCGTGCCAGCGCCGGTTTCGGTCATGAACGCGAGGTCTTCCTGCCACGCCAGGCCCTTCGGGATCACCGCGTCGAAGAAGCTGGAGAACGCGGGGGCGTCCGCGAGTAGCTCGTTGGGGACCTTGAAGAACCCCGCCAGCTTCTTCGCGTCGAGCACGACCCGCCCGAACGTGGCCTGCGACTCGGTGATACTGCTGGCTTCCTCGGTCCAGTTCCATACCACGCCGCCGAACAAGCTTGAGGCGTGGCTGGTGTCGTCCACCGTCGGGACCGGCACCCGCAGCGTCGACATCGGGATCACCGTGGCGCGGGGCCGCACGACGGCTTACTCGATCGCCAGCATCATCACATCCGACCGCATCAGCTCCGGGATCAAGAAGCCGCCGGCGCCCGGGTCCTCCGAGCCGAACGAGGACTGGAAGGTGCGGACGTTCTCCAGCTTCTGCAGTAGGTCCTTCCGCTTGAGGTTCGCGGTCGGCGCGCGTTCCTCCTTGATCGCCTGAAGATATTCGCCGATCGTGCCGAACCGGTCCTCCTCCCGGAACTTCGCCTCAAACACCGCGCCGGCCGACGTGCGGTTGTACACGGCGCCCTTGCCGCGGGCGACCGCAGCCGAGCCGCTGGCGGACAGGTTGAGGGCTGGGCGCCCGTCGGACCGGAACGCCAACTGCTTGCCCAGGTCCTTGCTGGACCCGGCGAAACCGTTCTCCCGCATCAGGTCGAAGAACACGGACTTGACCTGGGTTTGCATGTCCTCGGTCGTGCCGGGGTTCTTCTTGCTGGCGAACTCGGCGTACTTGTCGAGGAACCGCTTCGTGTCGCCGTTGGTGACCGCGGACTGCGAGAACCATTCCTTGACCTTGGTCGGGTCGGAGATCGCCTCGACCAGACCGTCTGCCGTGTCCGGCACCACGAGTGCCACAGTCATTACCGCCTACCCCCTTCGAGGGCTGAGACGAGCAGCGACTGGATCACTGATGTGTCCAGATCGGACGGCTCGTAATCGGGGTTGATCTTCTTCATGAGCCCTTCCAATTTGGAGCGGGCTTC